CTATTAGATCAATTATGCCGTTACCACGATTGAAACGTGATGATGGCGAACCAACTCTTTCACCAGATAATTGTATTCTATCATATTGGAAGCTTACGGGAAGAACAGCAAAGCTATCGTTGTTATCCCATGCTAGGTCTACATCTCCCATCATACCAGGAAATGCGTTGTCTAATATAGTTTCGTAATATCTGCCAGTATCAAGATAATCAGCCGAATAGTGTTTAATTATGACACGACAGGCGTACTCATCTTTATATCCAATTTCAAATGGAAGCATTCCATCTACTTCGGCAAAGTTTCCACCTGCTGTGGAATAGTTTACAATTCTTTGCGCCCATGAATGAAAGAATGTCAACATCTGTGCATCAGAGTCTAGCATAAAGATTGCTTGTACTGGCTCTGGGTTCAAACTTGTTGGCATCATTCTTCTTTGTTGTGCAACAGCTTCGTATGAAGCCATTCCTATTGTTATGCCTGGTATCGCCACATTCTTACAGAAAAACGTTAAGTCTCTTGCATCCGCTGATGATGTGTTGAATGGAAAGTTTACGATAGTAACTTCGAATAGCGAACTGCGTGAAGGTCCGCCAAAGCGATCCATCTGTGTTTTAAAATCTGATATGCTAAACGCCATTATCTGCCCTTTATGATAGCTCTGGAATCTTTCCAGACTTGTGCTTTGGTAGCCCCAACAAACTTTTGGCTTGGTAAAAACAATGCAATGTCCCACTCAGTAGGTTGGATATATACAAACTTTGTTCTTACTTGGCTCATCAAGTAGTGTTTCACAGTGGGCTTGAACATATTAAACTTTGCCGCACCCGATAGTATATCATAATTTATTTTTAATTTAGTTGCTTCCGTATAACTCTTGTTGTTTGCCGTGTCGTATAAAGCATCCATTAGTTTTGCTCTTAGAGGTGGCGGTAAATAGTGTAGGTTGATTCCTAAGAAACCACCCTTTGCTTTATTTATAGGAAAAATTAAAGGATAGTTGTCATAATAAGGCAATTTAGACTTGTCGCCTTTCCATTTAGGATCGTACATGAAAGTATACATGTTACCCAATCTAAATTTAGTTTCATAACGATCCGCACCCATCTCTTTGATAAGTCTCGTTCCTTCAGCTTGTTTCTTTGTAACTGCCTTGGCTTGGTCACGATACCAATTACGCGCTTCTTGAGTACGTGCTGGCATCTGTCCAGATCGAATACCTTTTAATAGGATATCGTCGAATACTTTTGCTACCATCTTACTTTATTCCCAGTTCTTTCTCTGTGTAAATCTCAAATTGCCACCCACGCTGAGCGCAGAATTTCCTAGCGGCTTTCCATTTAGCATCGTTAATCCCAAAGGTTTTAACCTCATTCAAATATTTCCTTGATATTCTACCAGTTTTGGTAGCGTTTTTCTTAGACCTATCAGGTGGTCTTGTTTGTGCATAAGGTTTAATCTCAATCATCATAGTTGCGCTCTTGCCATCAGCTATTCTCTTGTTGACAATTACATCAGGATAGTACCTATGGCGTCTTCCGTCAATAGGAGATACATATGGAACTACGACTTCTTCTGATTGCCACCATAAAACATCGGGGTGAATATCAACATATCTAAAGAATTTGAACTCCCACATTGACCTATAAATGATCTTTGTGGGGTCGCCTTTGTATTTAGACGGGTTTTTTGGTCGAAATCTACCACTATGCGCCATGATATAATAAAATTAACCTCTCGATTTAATATAAATAGACTTATACAACACTATTTATAAGAAACAGGCAAGGGTTACACATGGGCATTTTCGGAACAAAGTTCTTAAGACCAGAAGTGTTTGAGAGAGCAAAAGCCTCATCAAGCCAAACATCATATCAATCATTTCCAGCGCAACCACACCCACATAGTATTCTAATGGTGTTCAAGAAATATGACTATGCAAAATATGCAGATGGGTTTAATATCAGAGAAAACACTCGTGTAACTCGTGGTGGTAGGGCATCTGGGGTTGGTTTGCGATCCACAAACTCAATCGAACTTCCCTTTCCAAAACAACTTAACGACTCTACTGATTTGAGAATAAATGGTTTCGAGCGTGACCCATTTGCAGAAGCAATTGCAAATAAAGTAAAATCTTTTAGTGAAGGTGGTACTGTACAAGATTTACCTGGTATGGTACAAGGATTGGGTGCTAGTATGGCACAGGCTTTATCTGGTGGTAATTTTGTTGGTGGACTTAACGACATAGCATCGAAGTTCTTGGGAACTGACCTTAAAGACATTGCATCTGGCGCTCAATATTTGCTAAGAAGCAATCCACTAATGGATGGTAGTATTTCTAAAACTATTGACACTGTTACAAACCAAACTTTAAACCCTCGTGAAACTCTTGCTTTCGAAGGTGTTAATTTAAGGGCGCATCAGTTTTCTTGGGAATTGTTTCCTAATAACGAAAACGATTCAGAACGTATCCGAAATATCGTAAAACAAATAAAAAGAAATTCATTACCAACTGTTACTTCTTTAGCTGGGATACCAAAGGCGTATCTGCAATACCCATCCACTGTTGATATGTATCTGCTTGGTGTAAATGAAGAACATTACATGAAGTTCAAAACATCTATGGTAACTCAATTTACAGTTGACTATGGTGCTGGTGGTGGTGTTGCTATCATGAAGGGTGGTAAACCTGCTGGTGTGACTATAAACATATCACTACAAGAATTGGAAATTGAAACTGCTCATGACTATGGGCATGAAGACAACGCTCAACAAAACGCTGTTTTTAGAACAAACAGTGTAGGCGGTAGAGGTAGCGAAAATGACTAAATATTTTGAAAACTTTCCAGTAATAAATTATGAAGGTAGAATGGTGCGTGATATTACACGTCGTAGTAGTTTCACTAAAGAGGTTTCTAATAACCCACTATTACACCTTCCATTCACTGTTAAAGAAGGTCAACGTCCAGAAGACATAGCTGAATTCTATTATGGTTCTACAGATTATACATGGTTAGTATATCTTTCTAATAACATTATAGACCCTTACCACGAATGGCCTAAAGCAGAAGCAGATTTTAATAACTATCTTATCGATAAGTATGGTGAGCAATCAGGTTTGATTGGCGAAGACGTTGTTGACTGGACTAAAGATGATAACGATGAGAATATCATCTATTATTATAAAGAGGTATAATCAATGGCAGTCGATATAGTAAAATTAGCACCAGAATCTTTTAGAACGATTTACCTTCGTAAAGAAGATCGTATTATCTTGCGTACTGAGCAAGGTCGTAAAATTATTATCAAACGTATCATACCTGATGAATGGAAGCCTTGGAAACTCTATGATCAAGAGTTAGCTGACAATAACAACAAAAAAGAAATATTCTTAATTGATGCACAGTTTCTACCACAAATTACAGATAACTTTATCAAGAAAACACGTAGCTAATGACTAACAAAAATGATTTTAACCCTTCGGCAGGTGATATCCTGAGCGCAGTCGTATCCAATTATTCGGGTTCGAAGTCGGAAGATATGTTTGGACGTATACTTGGTTTTGATATTAGACAATCTATGACGCAGATGGGGTATTCTGGAAGTATTACTGTTTTAGATACTATTGGGTTTATTGACGATTTTCCTTTGAGATCAGAAGAAACTATGGAGTTAAAGATTAAGTCCTTTGACACTAATACTGAATTCAACATTAAGGTTCATGTATATAAGATAGATAACTTTGTTGTTTCGGAAAGTGGGAATGGTTTGTTGTATACGATACATTTTGTATCGGACATTTCATTTAAGGCAAGTACAAGACGTATTACTAAAGCTTACCAAAGTTCTATTAGTGGCATTGCAAAAGAAGTTTTCGAAACATATTTTTCAAAATTAGGTGGTGCAGATTATCTTTCTGATGGTGGTAGAGTTAATGAATACGCAACAGCAAAGTATCCGATTGTAGGTCAAACAAATAGAAGTTTATTCGTACAACCTACATACAATATTAATAAGTGTATAATACCTAACATGACTCCTACAGATGCAATGCGATATTTGCAGACACAGGCATACCAACCAGAGACACCATCAAATTCTTTCAAGTTTTTTGAGACTTTGGACAACTTTTATTTTGCGACTGATGAATACTTTATTAAGACTGCACAAGCAAAAGATTTGATAGATTTATTCTATGCTCCATCATCAAATGCAGATGGTCGTGACCCTTCTGATCAAATAAACAGGATAGAAGAGTTAAACGTAATATCAAAGGGTATTGACACAGCTAACGATATGTTCTCTGGTTCTTATAAAAACCGTGTTACAGAAATTGACTTTCTAAGACGAAAGGTTGTTCATAATATATTTGATTATTCTAAAGATGCTAAATATATTGACATGTCGGGTAACCCACGTAATCTTGAGGATAATCCACATACAGAAGCATTTAGAAATGATATGTTTACAGATGAAAATGCAAAAGACTTTTTAGTTTATAGAGATTTTCAACAACCAGGAGACATACCTGGCTCTTTGCATACAGATAGACACATTTCCCAAATTGTTTCGAATAGAATTTCTTACCAAGAACATCTTAATGCTACTAAAGTTCAATGCCAATTGAAAGGTCGTTTAGACATAGCACCAGGTAATATTGTTAATTTAGAAGTTCAGAATATGGATGGGATTAATTTGTTGTCCAAGCACAGAACTCTCAGTGGAAGATACTTAGTAGTAACTGTTGTACATTCCCGTTCCAAGGAAAGTAATACATTAAACACGGCACTTGAGTTAAGCAAGTTCGATTGGAGTATAGGTGAAATAGATGCATGAATATGGTGTAGGAATAAAAGACCCTCTATTTTTTATTGGGGTAATAGAAGATAATGACGATCCCCGTAAAGAAGGTCGTTGTAAAGTTAGGGCGTTTGGTGTGCATGGAACCAACAAAGACATTGCACCAGAAGATTTGCCATGGGCTATTGTTGTCCAAGGAGATTACAATCCAAACACTATACCAAAATTAAATTCTTGGGTATTCGGCATGTTCTTAGATGGTAGAGGCGCTCAACAGCCAATGGTGCTAGGATTGATACCAACACAAATGACTGAAATTATGAACCCAGAAGTTACAGGTTGGGGAGTTATTCCAAAGTCTCAAGGTGAGAAAACCGCCGAAGGCTCAGCACCAGAAGATATTGGGCAACCACAGAACCATAGACTTGCTCGTGGTGAATACATCGACGAAACATATGTAACAGATCAAAACACATTACGCACCAGAGACGTAAAGATTGGTGGGACGGAAAGAGTTTGGTCAGAACCACCATCAGCATATGATGCTGAATATGGATTTAATAGAATAATACATGCAGGTAAAAATTCAATTGAGATAGACAGCACTCCTGGTGCAGAAAGAATTATGGTTTATCACAAGTCTGGTTCTTTCGTACAGATTGACAATAAGGGTGTAAAAACTGACAAAACAATATCAGACAAATATGAGGTTAACGATAGAAACCAACACGTTTCTGTTGGTGGCATGAGTACAGTTACGATTATGGGCAATAGCTACGTTTATGTAAAAGGCAATAAGATTGAAGAAATTGAAGGCGATTTACAACAACTAGTTCACGGAAACCATTTACTTTCTGTTGGACAACAATCAACTATACAAGCTGGCAACCAAGTACAAATTCGTGGTGCTGACGTTAAAATGGAAGCTAATATCGGTACTATGTCTATTAGGGCTGAGAAAGAACTTCAAACAGAAGCTGGTATTGGTTGGTATGCTAAAGCACCATTTGTTTGGGCAGAAGCAACGCAGAACATGAATGTTAAGGCTAATAATATGAACTTATTTGCTGAAACCGAAATGAATATTAAATCGGCTGATCTTAATATTATTGGCACAGATACTACTGACATAAGAGGCGGCGTATTAACACTTGGTTCGGATGGGCTTCTTCATGTTAGAGGAACAACCGTTTATGTGGATGATATTGTTCGCATGGCTGAGGGTGGTGCGGCTACGGCTCACGCAGATGGTGATGTTGTAACCGCTGAAGAATCTAAAGGTGCATCATCAGTAGAAGCACCAGAGCCAGTGGCAGTCAGTACATCTATTGCACCAGAAGACCCACCTTCTATAAGTGGGCAAGGTATTGGATCAAGAGATACACCTGATGTGTGATCGGACACCAGTTTGATGATAAATAGAATAAAGATAACGTTTAAGGAAACCCAGTAATGGAAAAGCAACTAACCAATCGTGATTGGTGTTTAAGTCCTGATGAAGAGAAAGTCTTCAAGGCTTCCCCACAAGCGACTGCTACTATTACTGGAGAACACACGTTAGCTCAGATTGAAGTATTGCAAGCAAGCTTTGCTGAAAACATTGTTTCTAACGCATCTGATAATATTGTAGTAGAAGCAGTCAAGGTTTATGGAGATGCTTTTTATACTAATCTAAATAATATCAACAATGTTGTTTTGAAAACAGATTTTGTTGTACAAGAATTGCCAAAATATGAATTACTTGATAAGAGACTTCAAGCAGGTTCTATTTCACCATTTGAATTTGCACAGTTCATATCAGATTATTCGTACACACCTTTAACAGCAAACTTTGTTGCAAACCAAAACAAACCCAAATTCCTAAAAAATCTTGACGATTTCTACAGAGATGGTGGGTTTGCAAATAGTATTATGGGTGGGTTCTGTTCAGTTCTTCCCAATGCATTTGCCGCTATTGGTGGGTTCTTTATAATACTTGGTCAAGTAGAAGGTCTTATTGGGGATGCTCTTAGCTTCATCAACAAGATTAGAAACATTGAAGACCCAATCAAAGCTTTGTTTGAAAAGATTAAGGTCAAGGCTCTTATTGAAGCAATTAAAGAAAAAATTAAAAGCGTGGTCGAAGGTGCTATAAATAAAATAACAGATGCGATTAAAAACTTTAATATGCAAAATGTTATAGATCAAGTGGAAAATTTTATTCAAAGTAATGTTATAGCCAAGGTAAACCAACTTAAAAACTCTATTATGAGAACATTTAGCGAAGAAAACATTAAAAAGATCAAAGCTAAAGTGCAAGGCATGATTGATTATGCTGTTGGTCTATTCGATAACCCATCTATAGAAGAAATTTTATTCTTGATGGCACGTATTTGTGGATTTGCTGCTGGAGTGGAATCTATACTTAATGGATCAAAATTGCCACTTGATAATATTACAAACAATTATAGGGATATGGTTAACACGGTAAAGGCAACATCAGGTTTGGTTACAGCAAAAGCTATAAAAGCTGGTGCGCCAAGGTTCACTGATGCCGTGAGAAGAGAAATGATTGAAGATCAGAAAAAGATATGGAAGTCTGTTCTTCCAGAATACAGACCAGATAGATTGCCCGATTTACCAGGTACAGATGCTCTTGTGGATATGGCAAGACGCGCATTAGATGACTTAGGTGGGGAAAATAGTAATGGCGAAAAAACAAGAATTCCATTAGGCGAAGTTGGTGCTACACCAGAAGAAAGAGCGCAGATACCATCTTGGGAAGAAGTAAAAAGGGGAAACCACCCTATTTTTGCACTAAGCGGTGGTTGGATGTCACGCGAACGTCCTAGATCAGAAGGTGGTGGATTGTATGTGGGTGCTGAGGGGTGGAACCAGATGGAAGAGGATACACTTATTAGACTTCTGCGACTGCAAAAAGCTATGGGTATAGGTCCTCTTAGAATTAATTCTTTGTGGAGAAGTGACGAATACCAAAGACTTATAAACCCAGATGTGGAAAATAGCCAACACGAACTTGGATTAGCGGCTGATATTCTCTGCACGGACAATAATTG